TTGGTCTGCTAACAGTGCTACCGGTTCAAAGTCTGCTAACAGTGCTACCGGTTATTGGTCTGCTAACAGTGCTACCGGTTATGGGTCTGCTAACAGTGCTACCGGTTATGGGTCTGCTAACAGTGCTACCGGTTATGGGTCTGCTAACTTATCAACAGGAAGTGAGTGTTCAAACGATTCGCAAGGAGAAAGAAATATAAGCATTGGTTGGGGTAGAAACAACAAATGCAAAGGTATTGTGGGTTCTTTCCTTGTATTAAGCGAATGGGATGAATGGGATGGTAAAAAATATCCATTTATTAGTGCAAAAATGGTTGAGGTAGACGGAGAAACCATTAAGGCTGATACATGGTACAAGCTTGTAGATGGTGAGATTGTAGAAGCAGAGGGATAAAGTTATGCCAGAACAGATTGAAAATCGAATGGTTGTAGATAGTCAGTGGGAAGATATGGAGAAAGAAATACCATTTGAAAGAGAAGTTAAATTCAAATGTGATTTGTGCGGCGGGAATATTTATTACGCGGACAGATGTTACAAAATAAACGGAAATTTTATTTGCGATAGAAAAGAATGTAGGAATGTAGCAAAAGAAGAGTTGTTAGAAGAACACGTTATGATTGTGTTTTAGAGAAAAGAAGGAGGTTTTTAAATGAGTGAAATTTATGAATTGGAAGAGGTAATGGAACAGCCAGAAGATGCCAGAAAAGGATTTTCTATTAATGATGACAACGTTGCAGATTGGGCATTGCGTAAAATTGCCGAGGAACAGGCAGAACTTGAAAGATTGACAAGCCTTGCAAAGCAACAGATTGAGGAATTGCAGTTAAAAGTTAAGCATTTAGAAGAAGTGACAGAACGCAAGACATCGTTTCTTAAGGGATGCCTTTCTGAATATTTTAGAACGGTGCCGCACAAGTCTACAAAGACTCAGGAAAGCTACAAATTACTTAGTGGTTCTTTAGTGATGAAGTTGGGTAGTCATAAGATGGTAAAGGACGATGCTGAACTTGTGGAATATTTCCACAAAAATAATCTGCAGGAATATATAAAGACGGAAGAAAAGCCTATGTGGGCAGACTTTAAGAAAAATCTTTCTATTGTTGATGGGAAAGTAATTGATAACACAACAGGAGAGATTGTTGAGGTTATTGGTGTTGAATATGTGCCGGAAGTTTTTGAGGTAAAAACCAAGTGAAGTGATTTTGAAGTAATTTATGGTTTGCCTTTTTACACAGTGAAATAAGGAGGAAACATGAAGATAGTATTAACCAGTAAGAAAAGAGAGCAGTCCATCAATGAGCAGGGATGCGTTAAGTTGGACAAGGAAGCTAGGGGAATGGTTGTTGTACTTATGCAACAGACCGGAAACGATGCTAAGTACATAGTATCAGAAATTATTAAGCAGGCCGTTAATAGCGGAATGTTAGAAGTGGAGGAATAGAGAGTGTCAGGATTTGCAAAGTTTTATATAAAAGGAACTTGTGTTGATGACTTGTTTCATATTTTAGCAAGTAATGGTTATTCAGTGCAGATGTGTACAACGGATGTTCCGAATGAATTTGAAGTAGATGTGATTTTAAAAGAAGAGGAGGAAGAATAATGGCAACAGTAATTTGTATCGCCGGAGAATCAGGAACCGGAAAAACTACATCAATGAGAAATGTGGACCCTAAAACCACAATGTATATCGATTGCGACAAGAAGGGATTGTCTTGGAAAGGTTGGAAAAACAGTTTTAATGCTGAAAACAAGAACTATCTCAAGACCGATTTCCCACAGATTGCATTACAGGCATTACAGAAGATTAATTCTGATAAGGGTTATGCGCACATCAAATTAGTTGTGGTTGATACAATCAATGGTCTTATGGTTGCAGACGAAATGAGAAGAAGCAAGGAAAAGGGTTATGACAAGTGGCAGGATTTGGCACAGAGTATATATGACCTTATCGATTATGCATTAACAATGCGTGATGATGTAGCAATCGTTTTTGTGGCGCATACACAGACCGACCACGATGACAACGGCTATATGTTTACCAGAATTAAAACATCCGGTAGAAAGCTGGATAAGATTACTTTGGAGAGCAAATTCTCCACAGTGCTGATAAGCAAATGTGTTGACGGACGTTATTTGTTTGAAACGCAGGCTAATTTTTCTACAGCTAAAAGTCCTATGGGTGCATTTGAGAGCAAAGAGATTGACAATGATATAACTGCTGTAATCGCAGCGTTAAAAGAATTTTAATTAATGGAGGTATTTTATTATGCAGAAACCAACAGGATATGATGAAGCAAAGGCAAGTGGAAGTTTTGAACCGGTAGAGCTTGGCGGACATTATTTAGTAATTAAGCAGGTAAGCGAAAGGCAGAATAAAAATGGTAAGCCTATGGTGGTTGTTCTTTTTGACTTTGCACAGAATGACAAGCAGGCCGGATATTTTATGGAGCAGTTCAAGAATGATATTAGACCGGATAAGAAGTGGAGCAATCAGGCAACGCAGTATATTAATGTGTTAGATTCCGATGGAAACACAAGCAAGGCATTTAAAACCTTTACTACTTGTGTGGAACATTCAAACCCTGGATTTACAACACAGTGGGGAGATAATTTCTGTCAGCAGTTTAAGGATAAGAAGATTGGTGGTGTGTTTGGAGAGCAGATGGACTACTACAACGGAGACGAAAAAAAGAAGCGTGTACTTCGCTGGTTTGTTTCGTCTGATAAGGTATCGGATGCACAGGTTCCGGATCTGTCAGAAACGCAGGCTTATAAAAGTTACAAGGCAAATGCTAGTATTGCATCAGCTAATGGATTTATGAATATTCCAGACTCTATCGAGGACGAACTTCCTTTTAATTAGGTAAATGCTTATGAATATTCAAGTGGATAGCAGAGAGCATGAAAGCGAATGGAAGCGTATTAAAAAGCAGTTTGACAAGCTGAAAGTAAGTTATTTTCGGTCAAAACTGTATGTGGGAGATTATCAGTCCTTGGACAATCCAAGGCTGGTAATTGACCGGAAGAAAGATTTGCAGGAACTTTACGGAAATATATGCCAACAGCATGAAAGATTTAAAGCTGAACTTATTAGGGCAATGGAAAACAACATAAAAATAGTAATTCTTTGCGAGCATGGAGAAGATGTTAAGTGCTTAGAGGATGTGTATTTTTTCTATCAAGAGCCTATGGAACGTTGGCATTTTGTTTATCAAGAGATTGCAGGGCATAAGGTAAAGGTTAAAGAAAAATATATGCAGAAAGAAATTGACGGAAAGAAAATGTACAAAACATTTTACACCATGCAAGAGAGGTACAATGTTGATTTTGTTTTCTGCACAAAAAGTGAGACTGGGAAGAAAATAGTGGAGATTTTAAGTAATGACAACCGATGAAATCAAAAAATCCGTATCAATGCAAGAAGTGGTTGAGGGATATGGAATAAGGATTGACCGGAAAGGATTTTGTTGTTGCCCATTCCATAAAGAAAAAACAGCATCCATGAAGATATATAAAACTTCTTATAACTGCTTCGGATGTGGTGCAAATGGAGATATTTTTTCTTTTGTTATGGGAATAGAAAACTGTGATTTTAAGACCGCATACAAGAGCCTTGGTGGTTCGTATGAGCAACGTTCAGACCGCCAACGCAATTTATATCAGTACAAACTCCAAAAACGCAAGGAAAAGGAAATAAAGCGTTTGCAGAGGTTGGAACAGGAAAAGAGGGAAATGATTGAAGAAGTCAAACTTCAAAAATTATTCAAGAAGTTATCGCCTGTATTTTCTGATGATTGGTGCGAAGCGGTCAACAGATTAGAGTATCTGTATTACCGATTGGAGCAGATTACAGAGGAAAAGAGGTAGGAAAGAGTTGAAACCGTTAAATGAATACGATAAAAAGTCAATCGTATCAAGGGAATTAATAGAGGAAATATTCGAGGAAGAAGATGAAATTGAGCGGTCCTATATGATTGCGGATTGTTCACTTAAAGCCAAGGAATTAGGTGTTGCATCTATTTTCAAGAAATTAATTTCTGATAGAGCAAAGATTGAGAAATCAATTAACAAGCCAATGATTCAGCATAACGCTTCAAACCAAAGGCTTACGGAATTTCACATACCGCCGGACAAACCTTATCAGAATATGATTTGTGGTTCGTGGTATGCAGGAGAAACCGGCATTGTTTCTTATAGCGTTATCGGCATGGAGCAAAGGGCCTGCCATCATCCAATATTACCTATTCGCAGACTTTCAAATATTGAAACAAGCGAGGAAAAGATAACACTTGCATTTAAGAGAGACTCTACATGGAGAGAGGTTACGGTAGACAAGGACGTTATTTCTTCCGCTACAAAGATTATAGCATTGTCAAAATTTGGCATATCGGTGACAAGTGAAAATGCCAAAAACCTTGTAAGGTTCCTAAATGATGTGGAGAATTTGAACTCTGAAAATATCGAGTTGAATAATTCCACTAGCAAGTTGGGGTGGCATGGAAGAGATTTTATACCATTTGACAGCGAGATTATTTTTGACGGCGACACAAGATTTAGGGATTTGTTTAAGGCCATTCATACTAAAGGAAGTGAAGTGGTTTGGCTGGATCATGTGAAGCAGTTAAGGAAATCTAACAGAATGGAAATTAAAATGCTTCTTTCTGCGTCATTTGCAAGTGTTCTGGTAAAAGTGATTGGTTGCCTTCCATTCTTTGTAGACCTTTGGGGAGAAACGGAAGGTGGTAAATCCGTTACGCTTATGTTAGCAGCTTCAGTGTGGGCTAATCCGGACGAAAGCCAGTACATAGGCGATTACAAAAGTACAGACGTTGCCTTAGAGGTTAGAGCAGATGTGCTTAATAATCTTCCGGTATTGTTGGATGACACTTCAAATGCTACAAAGAAGATTGTGGATGATTTTGAAAATATTATTTACCGGTTGTGTTCCGGAAAGGGCAAGAGCCGAAGTAATAAAGATTTGGGAGCCAATAGAGAGAACAACTGGAAAACATGCTTTATTACTAACGGAGAGCGTCCGTTAAGCGGATATGTGAACCAGGGCGGTGCTATTAACAGAATTATTGAGGTAGAAGCCGGAAGAAACATATTTGAGGATGCACAAAAGACCGTTGATATTTTCAAAGCTAATTACGGATTTGCCGGACGTAGATTTGTAGAGATTGTAAAAGGAATTGGCAAGGATTCCATTAAGGAACAATACGAATCTATTTGCAACGATTTATTCCAACAAGACAAGATGCAGAAACAGTCAATGTCATTAGCTTGCATATTGTTAGCGGATAAAATCGCCACAGACGAGATTTTTAAGGACGGACAGTATATTTCTATGGAAGATGCCAAAAAGTGCCTTATTGACCGAAATGAGCTGTCTGAGAACGAGCGTTGTTATCAGTACATCATGGATAAGGTAGCAATGAACGGCCAGAGATTTGACATTGACACGAATTGTGAAAAGTGGGGCTTGCAGGAAAGCGGATATATTATCTTTTACAGCCAAGCATTTGATGATTTGTGCCAAGAAGGTAAGTTTTCAAAAAAATCATTCTTGTCATGGGCTGTAAAGAAAAATCTTTTACAGACGCAAGACGGAAGAACTACCAAACTAAAGAAAATAAATGGTGCAACGCATCGGTGCATCTGGTTAAAGGTGGATGATGGCATTAAAACTGATGAAAACGGCTTTATTCACATAGACGAAAACATGCAGGAAGAACTGCCATTCACATAAAAGGTAACCGAGTAACCGCAGTAACCACGAAAAATCACACATTATAATGTATAAATTTTTTTATTGTTTTGTAATTGATAGTAAATAAGTTATCAAAATAACGATAATAAATAAAAATATCCCTACATGCGAGAAAATTCTTGGTTACCGTGTAATTTTGGTTACCTTTCCTTGAAACCATTGAAAATACGTTGTTTTTTGGTAACCAAAACGGTTACCAATTTAGGAGATTTGGTTATGGATGAGAAGAAAATAGTATATGATGTGGTTCTTTCAGTGTGGAATCTGGCAAAGGAACACGGATTTGAGAAGTTGACGGATGAACAGTGGGATTCATTGGTAGAAAAAGCAACAATTGAGCGTGATAAGTTTAAGCAGCATGGAGAAAATATTGATTTACTTTTCCGTCAAATGTATATGGCATTACAAAATTACTATGAAAGGAAGTAAAAATGAAAACATATTTGGTAGTAACAAATGATGAACTTGAACAACCGGTGGCAGAGTTTGTTGGTGCTGATAAGGTGGCAGAGTTTATGGGAGTCAGCACTAACCGATTCCGTAAAATGCTTTGTTATGGTTTTCCGAAAAAGCATAAATGTAAAGCTGTGGTTGTGGAAGAAATGCAATATAGTCATACACCAGAAAGCAAGAGAGCAAGAAATAATTATACTGCAAAGCTTAGAAGAATGAAAAATGACCGCAACGAGTATATGAAAAATTATATGCGCAAGGTTTACGCTAAATCCAAGCAGGAAGTTGAAGCGGTTTAAATAATATCGAAAGGAGCATGGAGATTTGTCCGGACAATAAATCATGATTTGCTCCCAAGAGAAAAATGGATCAGAAGAAAAGAAAGATTAAGTGTGAGATTTACAGAGATAGTTTTCAGAACAGTAAGAGATACGGAATACCGAAAGCGCAGTTGATTATAGCAGACGTTCCGTACAATGTAGGTACGAATTTTTATGGCAGTAACCCTTCATGGTATGTAGGAGGGGATAACAAGAATGGAGAAAGCAAGCTTGCAGGGAAATCCGCTTTTAACAGTGATTTTAATTTTAACCTGTATGAATACTTCCATTTCTGCTCAAGGATGCTAGTTAAGGACGATACAAAGCCTTTGTCAAGGGGCAGAAGTAGCAACAGCCCTTGTATGATTGTATTTTGTTCATTTGAACAATTACCTACTTTGATTGACGCAGGAAAGAAGCATGGTTTTAAAAATTACATACCGTTGGTGTTTGTTAAAAATTACAGTCCGCAGGTGCTAAAAGCAAATATGCGAATTGTAGGTGCTACGGAATATGCATTAGTTCTTTACAGAGACAGATTACCGAAGTTTAGAAACGGAGTTAAGATTGACGAGAACGGAAAGAACATTCGAGGTACCGGCAGAATGGTATTTAATTGGTTTTCTTGGGAGAAAGACGGAAAAGATATTCCCAAAATCCATCCAAGCCAAAAGCCTGTTAAGGTGCTGAAACAGTTAATTGAGATTTTTACGGATCCTGGGGATGTAGTAATTGACCCTTGTTGTGGTAGCGGTTCAACTTTAAGGGCGGCGGCTGAACTTGGCAGAAGTGCATACGGTTTTGAGATTGACCGCAATTTCTACCAAAGAGCCAAGGAAGAAATGCTTGTGTTTGAGAAAGACGAGCAAATGAGCATTAGTGATTTTATTTAGACTAACCGCCAAACGCTTGTATTGCCTTATTTACCCACACTAAACACTTTAGGCGGTAAATTGGTAGTGCAAGCATGAAAAGGCGGTAGAAAGGGAAAATAGACGAATGAACACAGAATTAATGTTTAGTAGTCAAACGGATCAATGGGTTACACCACAAGATTTTTTTGACAAACTGAATGAGGAATTTCATTTTACACTAGATCCATGCGCTGATGAATACAATCACAAATGCGAAAAGTATTACACCAAAGAACAGGATGGGTTGATTCAAGATTGGGAAGGCGAAACGGTTTTTTGCAATCCGCCATACGGAAATAAAGAAACAGGATTATGGACAAAAAAATGTTATGAAGAATCACTAAAAGATAACACAACAGTGGTTTTGTTGATACCTGCAAGAACAGACAGAATCTCATTCCATGAATACATATATGGAAAGGCAGAAATTAGGTTCATAAAAGGCAGGTTGAAATTTGGGGATGGAAAAAATACAGCACCATTTCCAAGTATGGTAGTGATTTTTAGAACAAAGGAGTAACAGCATGAGAATTTACATAAGCGGACCTATTACAAACGTACTGGACTATAAAGAAAAATTTGCCACAGAAGAGCAGTATTTGAAACTGAAATATCCAAATGCGGAAATCATCAATCCGACAATGATAGTGTTGCCGGAAAGTTGCAAGCATGAGGACTACATGAAGATTGATTTTATGTTGCTTGATTTGTGTGATGCAATTTACATGATGCCCGGTTGGGAGTTGTCGAAAGGGTGCAATCAGGAATACGGTTATGCAATAGCGAAAGATTTGATTATTTTAAGGGAGTGTGATTATGGATTGGAGTAATTACGAAGTGGAAGGGCAGATAAGTATATTTGATTTAACAATGCCCTTGTTCAAGATAGACAAGCCTATTCGGTTGATTGAGTTATTTGCCGGAGTGGGAAGTCAAGCAATGGCCCTAAGGGATTTGGGAGCAGACTTTGAGCATTACAGAGTTGTGGAGTTTGATAAATACGCAATAGCAAGTTATAACGCAATTCATGGTACGAACTTTCCAACAATGGATATTACCAAGGTAAAAGGAAGCGATTTGGGGATTGTAGATGCAGACAAGTATTGCTACATAATGACTTACTCTTTCCCTTGCCAAGATTTGAGTGTTGCCGGAAAACAAGCAGGAATGACAAAAGGCAGCGGTACAAGAAGTGGTTTGCTTTGGGAAGTAGAAAGATTGCTCAATGAAGTAGAAAACTTACCAAAAGTGTTGCTTATGGAAAATGTACCACAAGTGCATGGCAAGGGTAATTTGGCAGACTTCCAGAAGTGGATTGAGTTTTTGGAAAGCAAAGGCTACTCAAACTATTGGCAGGATTTAAACGCTAAGAATTACGGAGTGGCACAAAATCGTAACAGATGCTTTATGGTTAGTATCTTGGGTAATTACAAATACGATTTTCCTAAACCGATTCCACTTACCAAGACAATGAAAGACTACTTAGAGGATGAAGTGGAAGAGAAGTATTACATCAACAATGAAAAGGCGCAGAAGCTGATTGACACTTTGATTTCTAACGGTACAATTCCTAGAGCAGAGCAGAGCAGGCATTAAAGCAGATGGGAGAGTGAGAGGATGATTAGAGATATAACAATTACTGCAAAAGGTGATTATCAGAAGTTAACATTTTCAAGGGAAGAAGATAGCAATACTGTTGATATGAGTTTTCATTATCCGAGAGGTTGTGCATTTGCTTCTTTTGCTCTGGAAGATATGAAAAAGGCAATAGAAATTTTGAGTGCAAAGGAGAATGAACATGAAAGTATATGTTGTAAGTGCTGATACATATGGTGGCGGATATGGTGCAAGAATTTATATTTTTGCAGTTTGCGACAGTATGGAAAAAGCATTGGAAGAACAATCAAAAGTAAGAGGTTATAGCACTATTACAGAAATGGAACTGAACACTTTTAAGCCTGAGTATTTAGGCGGATATATTGAATAGGAGAATGAGCATGACATGGAATGGGGTGCAGAATGAAGTTATTTAGAAAGCGTAACAAGCCAAAAGAAGAAGTGGACACATACACACCGATGTTGGGTTAAGGCAGTTGAGCTAGTAAGAAAGGGTGGGGTGGAATGACCGAACCAAACGAACAGCAGATAGCATTAATGCAGAAATACAAAATGAATCCTGCTAATTGGATTGTATTTCAAGAAACAAGCAAAAAGCTGATAGTGTTAAGCAAGAGAACTAGCATGAGGAAAGTTTTGAAGAAGGAGATTGAGGAATGATTATTAGAAGCCAAGACAAACAGAAAATAGCAACATTTGATAAGTGCAAAGCTACGGAAAGCGGAGAAGTATTTGTTAATGGTGCGTTTTTTGGAAATTACTCCACCGAAGAAAAGGCAATTAAGGTGTTGGATATGATAGAAGATGCTTGCAGAAACATGGCATTTACTGATGGTGCGGTGTTTAGGATGCCTGCTGATGAAGATGTGGAGGTGTGACATGAGAAAAGAGGTTTATGTATGCGACCATTGTGGAGCAGAGTTTGAAAGCAAAGATGGATATACAGATATGGAACTTGATGATTTAGACTTTTTTGCAAATGTTGATTTATGTGAAAAGTGCTACAACGAAATTTGCAAGTATGTGTACGATTTTTGCGTATTCGGAAAGTAGGTGTAACATGGATGAATTAGATTATTCATATTGCCACAAAGACGAATATGCGGATGATGATTTCAGTTGTCTTGATTACATGGAATGTGAAGAATGTCCGTATTATTACGAAGATGAAGAATAGGAGAGTGTAACATGAAAGAATTTATAGATAAGCTGATAGAAAAGATAGTAAACACACCGACAAAGTGTT